CGAGTTTGCGGGCAACGTGCAGCGCATGGCCCGCGTGCATCATTACGGGCTGCGCGACCGGCCATCACGCAAAGGTAAAGAGGTACAGTATGAATCACGCCCTCTGCTGGGCATCAGCGAGCAAGATTTAAAAATGATTGAGGAAGTTATGATATCACGCCTAGAATGATGAGATTTTAAGACTATAAGAGAACTATATATGACATTGGAAAAAGATGGTCGAAATAATATTAATCAAAAATCAGAAAGGAATTTTAAAAAAGGTGCTCTGTGGCTAGGTTTGTTTTTTCTACTTTTAGGGGCGTATAATTCGACTTTTAATAACGTATCTGGCGGCGCAGCTTGCTTTTCAGCAGGAATAGTTGTCATTTTATTATTTCATTTCGATGTCAAAAAGTTCAATATTTTTGGGATGGCCGCAGAGTTAAGGGAAAAGTTAAATGAAGCTGACAGGATTCTTGAGCAACTGAGAGGAATATCATTGCCAGTCAGTGAAATCGCCATCAGCGTTGCATCAAAAACGGGAAGAACCCCGCAAAAAATTTCCCGTCAAGCTTTGTTCGATTATGTAAAAGAAATTGAGGGTGAGCTATTAGCACTTAACGTAAGTCAGCAGGATATTGAAAGAGTCAAAAAAGGCTGGTATTCAATAACATCAATGGAAATGGCAACCATAATATTTCGCCTCATAAAAAACAAAGTAGAATCTAAGAATGAAGTATTTGAACGTGAAAGAATAGCATTGTCTAATGAGGGTGGGTACGACTCGGAAAAATACCAGCAACTTTTCGATAAACAGGCTGTTACTGCAGATGACTTGAGTGAAATAGATAGAGCTGGTTTGTCATTGCACTTTAATAAATCCTTTAACTTTGAGCATACATCATCATTTTTACGTACAACACTTATGGGATTATCTTCATTAAATGAGGCAGAAAAAAATGACCTCCTGACTCAGCTTAGCGAAGAGTGGGCCGACTTAGATTATTTACTGACTAATAAAACTTTACGCCGCCCCCAAGTATGGTTTTCTGAATAACCCTCTCTGTTTGCTGGTAAGCCAAAGAACAACATCAAATTGAGAGTGCCTTGCTTAGGGGGCATTCTCATCTCATGAACGAACAACTCGCAGAAATTCAGCGCCTGCTGCGCAACCTGATCCGCATCGGAACCGTGTCGGCCGTCAATCTCGACGGCGGGCTGTGCCGTGTCGATACGGGAAAAAATACGACCGGCTGGCTGCACTGGCTGAGCGCCCGCGCGGGTAAAACCCGCTCCTGGAATGCGCCGTCAGTGGGTGAGCAGGTACTTGTTCTGTGCCTCGGTGGTGAACTCGATACCGGCTTTGTGCTGCCGGGAATTTTCTCTGATGAAAACCCGGCCCCGTCAGCCTCGGCCGATGCACTGCACTGGTCATTCCCTGACGGCGCAGTGATCGAGTACGAGCCGGAAACGGGCGCACTGGCCGCAACCGGCATACAGACGGCAACCATCAAAGCAGCGGTAAAAATCCTGTTCGACTCGCCCGAAGTGGAATGCACAACGCTGCTCAAAACTGCGCAGCTGGAAGTCACAAAGGGCGCAGCGATGAAAGGCAACGTAACGCATAGCGGTGGCAAGTTGAGTTCTAACGGTGTCGTCGTGGATGACCACGATCATGGCGGCGTGCAAAGCGGCGGTAGCAGAACGGATGGCCCGCAATGACGACAGCAAAATATATCGGCATGAACCGGGAAACCGGCGGCGCGCTGACCGACCTCGATCATATCCGGCAGTCAGTGCGTGACATTCTGCTGACCCCTGTCGGCACCAGGGTGATGCGTCGCCAGTATGGTTCGCTTTTATCCGCGCTGATTGACCAGCCGCAAAACGAGGCGCTGCGCCTGCAGATTATGTCGGCCTGCTATATGGCGATCCTGAAATGGGAGCCGCGCGTAAAGCTGAGCGCCATCAGCTTTGAGTCGGATATCAAAGGCGCAATGGTGGTTGAGCTGTCCGGCAACCGCACCGACAGCGCGCAGCCTTTTTCCTTAACCGTTCCTGTGAGCTGAGACTATGGCAACTATCGACCTGAGCCAGCTGCCCGCGCCTGACGTGGTGGAGCCGCTGGACTATGAAACCCTGCTGGCCGAGCGAAAGGCAACGCTGATTTCCCTTTACCCGGCCGATCAGCAGGAGGCCGTCACCCGCACGCTGACGCTTGAGTCAGAACCCATTGTTAAGTTACTGCAGGAAAATGCTTACCGCGAGCTGATACTGCGCCAGCGCATCAACGAGGCGGCAAAGGCAGTTATGGTGGCGTATGCACTGGATGGCGACCTTGACCAGCTCGGCGCTAACAATGGCGTAACCCGCCTGACCATTACCCCGGCCGACGATACAACCATTCCGCCGACCGCCGCCGTGATGGAAAGTAACGATGATTTCCGGGTGCGCATCGCCTCGGCTTTTGAGGGGCTGAGCGTGGCCGGGCCAACCGGTGCATATGAATACCACGCCAGAAGTGCCGACGGCCGCGTAGCCGATGCATCAGCCATCAGCCCGTCGCCCGCCGTTGTTACCGTGACTGTGCTTGCGCGAGAAGGCAACGGCGTGGCGGGCGACGATTTGCTGGCCGTGGTTAACGCTGCGCTCAATGATGAGGACGTGCGCCCGGTTGCCGACCGGGTGAGCGTGCAGTCAGCAAAAATTGTGGAATACGAAATCGTGGCCGAGCTGTACCTCTATCCGGGGCCGGAAGCGGAGCCAATCCGCGCCGCCTCAGAGGCAAAGCTCGCCGCCTTTGTCAGCGCGCAGAAGCGCCTCGGCCGCGACATTCGCCTGTCTGCGCTATATGCCGCCATGCACGTTGAGGGCGTGCAGCGCGTCAACCTGATTAAGCCGTCGGCTGATGTGGTGCTGGACAAAACGCAGGCCGCTTACTGCACCGGTTACACGCTGACCGTGGGAGGCTCGGATGAGTGAGCGCCTGCTGCCGACCGGCTCGACACCCCTTGAGATTGCTGCTGCCGAGGCGCTGGCGAGTCCAGGCGCGATGAGCGTGCCGCTGCGCCAGTTATGGAATCCGTACACTTGCCCGGTGGAGCTTCTGCCCTATCTGGCGTGGGCGTGGTCAGTTGACCGCTGGGATTCAGCCTGGCCTGAATCGACAAAGCGAGCCGTTGTTGCCGCCTCACAGTACGTGCACCGGCACAAGGGCACTATCGGGGCAATCCGGCGCGTCGTTGAGCCGCTGGGCTATCTCATCAAAATAATCGAGTGGTGGAAAACCGGTGAAGCGCCTGGCACGTTCCGGCTGGACGTGGGCGTACTGGATACCGGTATTACCGAGGAAATGTATAACGAGCTGGAGCGCCTGATAGCTGACGCCAAGCCCTGCAGCCGTCACCTTATCGGCCTGTCCATTAATCTCGATGCTAACGGCACTCTGCCGGTCGCCGTTGCCAGCTACAGCGGCGACGAGCTGACTGTTTACCCTTACACCCCTGAACTTATCAGCGTCGGCGGGCCGGTCTATTCCGGCGCGGCGGTGCATCTTATTGACCTGACGGAAGTGAGCGCATGACGACAAAATATTTTGCCCTGCTGACCAATCAGGGCGCGGCTAAGCTGGCGAACGCCGCCGCACTCGGCACGAAAGTGAACATCGCCTCAATGGGTGTCGGCGATGGTGGCGGCACGCTGCCGACGCCTGACGCGGCACAGACAAAGCTCATCGGCGAGAAGCGTCGCGCGCAGCTTAATTCCCTGACCGTTGACGCGGCAAACAGCAGCCAGATTATCGCCGAGCAGATTATCCCGGAAAGCGAGGGCGGTTTCTGGATCCGCGAAATCGGCCTGTATGACGCCGACGGCGTGCTGATTGCCGTTGCTAACTGCCCGGAAACCTATAAGCCGCAGCTGGCTGAAGGCAGCGGGCGAACGCAGACCGTGCGCATGATTTTAATCGTGAACAGCACAACGGCCGTCACGCTAAAAATTGATCCGTCAGTAGTGCTGGCGACGCGCAAGTATGTTGATGATGCCGTGATCGAGGTAAAGGCATACGCTGACGGCGTAATGAAAAAGCATATTGATGCTGATAACCCCCACAGCCAGTACCTGCAGATCGCAAATGCCCTGGCAGAAATCAAAGACGCCGGGCTGATTGCTGACGTTCTCAAAAACCTCGGTTTAGGCGAAGGCTCTGCCGTGCCGGTAGGAGTACCGTTACCCTGTGCATCATCTGTACCGCCTGCAGGCTGGCTGAAATGCAATGGCGCATCCTTCAGCGCCTCAGCCTATCCGGCGCTGGCAAAGGTCTATTCGTCCCTGAAATTACCCGATCTTCGTGGTGAGTTTATTCGTGGCTGGGATGATGGGCGAGGTGTTGACGTAGGCCGTGAGTTACTTTCTTTCCAGGAAGGCACATGGATTCAGCCCAATATTGAAAACAACTCGACACTTACCGCTATTCAGCTGGGTAATGGCGAGAATCTTTTCAACACAGCAGAAAACAAAGCTGTTT